CCTTGGTCACTGTGCCAGTTACTGTGACACCACGTTTGGTGCTGTGAAACTTCACTGTGTCGCCTTTGGTGAATGTGCGGATCTTTACTGCACGAAGCTGGGCACGAGCATAGCTCACCGCATCATTTATGCTGTTGAGTTGTTCGTTTGTAAAATTGCTGAACATGATAGAAGTGTTGACTTCTTGAATTGTTGCGTATGTCATTTTGGGCTCCTTTTGTTACAATATGTTCATATTATAGCATTTTGGCAATTATTGGTCAACCGCCAAAACGGTAATACTCAAGTATTACATGCTCCAGAATGATTCTGAGCTGGGTGAGCAGAAGTGCGGTGTGTTGACATCTTCCTCAAACTTCTCACCAGTCATGATGTTGACACGTTCAACCATGCGGGGTCGGTAGTGCTTGGTGGCAACAATGCTGAGTTGGTCCGCTGTCCATCCTGCTTTGTTGCACAGGCGTGTGCGTGTGGCACGGGCGGCACCAAAAGTTTTGTAAGCACGGGTTCTGTTGGGACCATCTGTTACGATAAGTCCAGTACCTCTAGAAACAATGTAATACATGTTGGCTCCTTTTTGTTACTCTATGCCTATATTATAGCAAAAAGGAAATTTCTGGTCAAGTACTACCTAAGTATTACTTTTTAAGTGCTGGAAATCAGTGTGGCCTGCGGCAATGCATTGGCGCTTTGACTGGGCACGCCATTGGTGGGAGTGAGCCCTATGGAATTTAGACCTGAGGTGTTGCGGCCTTCACGTAACGCACCCACCATGGCCTGACCATACTGGTTGGCTGTGTTGGCAATGCTTTCCAAAAATTGTGCTGCCATGCCTTCCTGTGTTTGTTTGCCAAGGTCGCCCAGACTGGGAATAAAAGCTGTGATGGGCAACTGTGCGCCAGCTGTGAGTGTGCTGTAGTTGATACTGGCCCTGGTTTGATTGACCGATTCATTTGCTGAATTTGATATCATGTCATACCAAGTGTTGTTCAGTGTTGTGGTAGCAGTGCCCATGGCAGTGATGGCTGTGCCAATGGCCGCATCTGCGGCTGTGACCAACACTGCCAAGGCTGAATTATAACTGGCATAGGGGTTTCCTGCGGTGTAAGGTGCTGGAAGATTGATCGCACCTGGCAACCCATAACCATCAGAGATCAATGTGATCATTTGTGAGTATATGGTGCTGAGTGCAGTCAGTGTGCCGGCAGCAAGTTGTGCCGAAATAGTACTAGTGACAGTGGCAAGATCGGCGTTGTAAGGAATGCCGGCTGCTGATCCAAAAAAGTCTGTGAGCAAAAATGTACCACTGGGTCCAGAACCCAATGCAATGTTTGTGGCATAGTAAGTGGCCACATCAGCTGGCACTGGCGTGGTGGTATTTGCAGCCAAAGGTAAATTGCCCAATGTGGTGACTTTGTTTCCATATGCTGCATTGGCGGCTGCTGTTTGTGATATAGTCATTGCAATATTCCTGCCAACACAGCTGGTGTGGTGTTGCGAAGACCGTTTATCTGTTGCAGTGCAATTTGCAAAGCACGATTGGCAGCGGCCTGTGCAGATGGCATGATCTTGGCCAACTGATCACAACCCACAACTACCACCGTGCCTGAATTCAAAGTGGGCTCAATGATTGAATTCACATCACCTTGACTGTCATATATCAACTCTAGACTGGTGGGGGTGGGCAAGGTCAGTGTGTTAAAGCTGTTGGGGAAAATCTTAACCGGGTCCATCAGCTCACACATGGTGGTTATGTTGGGAGTGGTTATGTTCATGGTATCCAGCACTTCTTGTAAACATGCACCAGCCACGTTGCACATGCCTTGATACGCCAATCGTTGCAGGCTGTCAAATTCATTTTCTGTCAGGGCGCCTGGTCTACTTTCTGTGAATGACACTGCGCCACGTGGCAAGGCAGCGTTTCTCAACCGACTGATCACCTGCAAAGGCTGAGCATTCGGTGCCACTTGATTGTACAAACTGGGTCGATTGTTGTTGACCAGGTCAGCAATGTTTTGATCTGACAGTCCTGTTTCACGCAGTTTTGTCTGCACACATGGCAATGTGCCGTTGGTCATGTTGCCGGCCCGAGCCAATTGTTGCAACACTGAGGCTGGGGTGCCAAAATTTTCCACTGCGGAAAAATCAAGGAGCTCACCAGTGGCTGCTAGATCTGCACCAAATGCTGCCAGATTGGTGGTTACTCTGGTAATACCAGCAGTGATCAAATCATTCATGTTGGTGAATGTTTGTCCCACCCAGTTGTTGCCGTTGGCATTTACAGCACTCAAAATAACTTGGTTGGTCAAGCTGATGTATCCTTGCGCCGCGCCAAATGCCTGTGCAAATTTACCAAAGTCACCTGAACCAAGATACGTGTTGGCCGAGCTGGTGATAGAACCAGTATACCCTGCATTGCCCACAGTAATTGCCACGTTGCTGGGCACACTATCCCCTAGAGCTGGACAATAGTTGCCTGACACATTTGCACCCAACGTTTTGAGATTGGCCAGTGTGCCTGCTGATATGCCCAGACTCACATTGCCGGCTGCGGCAGCTATGACAGTTAATAAATTACCTGTGAGCACAGCCGAATAAGCAGCAATGGTATTGGCCAGTGCTGTGTTGGCAGTGATGGCATTGCCTGAATAAAATCCCACGCCTGCTGTGAGTTGTAGTGGTGTTACTATTGATTCTGCCATTATCCTGCCCTTACGTCACCGCTGCCGGCCACACGACTGTGTCCGCAGGTGTCAGCATCTCCGTTGCGTATTACTGCTTTGCTGCCAGCACGAACTGAACCTGATCCGCCTGAGGTCACTGCAGAACAATGAATGCCGCAGCCAGGTTGTCCACAACAAGGGTGAGGTGACACACTAATGCCTGGCACAACAATGGGACGACCATTCACACGCACAGAAGCCACACCAGAAGTGTTTACGCCTCCTGCGCCATTTGGATCGCCTTGTCGTTGTACTGGTGGCATGTTATCCCATTAAGATTTTACTGCGCACAGGTTTGATACCTGTTGTGGCTTCCAAATAACTGTCCCCAACGTCTTCACGCACAGGAGCGATCATGGCCACGCTGGATATATTTACCGTGACTTCTGCCTCAGGATCTGCTGTGAACAAACTGTTCATCAGTTGTATACCCTGCTGTCCTGGTACCACTGCTACAGGCTTGCTCAGCGTGTAAGTACTGCTGTCAAATGCTGTGATTTTTGCCACTATCTCTTCACCATAGCCCATGCGCATGGTGTATGTTTTTCCTGTTTCAATGCTCATTCTAATTCCTTTTTAACTATTGCCAACTGATAATTTACCAACCCCAACTTGAGCCTGTGATAAAACATGTTCACAAAGGCATCAATACTTTGCTTGCAACGACCTAGGTAATGCTGATCATCTTCCCACAGGTAGTCATCAAACAACATCACGCCTCCGGGACGCAACAAACCAAAACACATCACAGCATCTGCCAATGCATCATCTGCATTGTGACTGCCATCCACGTAAATGAAGTCATATTGTCTTTTGTCCACAATCAGTTGTGCCAGTGCAGGGAAACTCATGTCAGCCATCACTTCTACTGTTTGTCCTGGTTTTTTAATTTCTGCTGTGTTGGCACGGAAGACCTGTTCAATGCTGCGATCTTCGGGGATTGAGTCACTACTGAATGCAGTCACAGGACGGTCAGCAAATGGATCTATGCAGGTAATGGTGCCTGTGTCTGACAGCATGTTCTCCAACATCCAGCAGGTACTACGGCCTTCATGGCTGCCTATCTCCAATATGCTGTCAACTGTTTTTTGTTTTTGTAAGTAGTTGGTGATGTAATCAAAGTTGACCAGTGCGTTGCTGAACCAGTCAGATGTGAAGTGTGGCATTACATCAACCTTTGACGCAGTTCCTGAAATCCGCCCACATACTCTTCGTCCAAGAAAATTTGTGGTACGGAACGTGCAGTGGGTACTGACTCTAGCAGTTGTTCGCGTGTCCAGTCTTGACTGATATTGCGTACTTCGTAGTCAATGCCTTTCATTTCCAACAAACCTTTGGCTTGTTCGCAGAAGGCGCATTGGTCTTTGGACCATACTATTGCTTTCATTTTGTTTTCCTTTTGGGCTCTACTTTGATAATGCATGGCGAATCAATACGATCCGACATGGCTTTGACACCGTCTGCCCAGGCATGCATTTTGACTGACAACCAGTCTAAAAATTGCACTCTCAGGCAGCGATTCTTTTCTTCAATCCGTTTGAACTTTTGCATCACGTTGCGAATGTTCTGAAAGTCTTCTGACTCTCGTATTGCATGATTTTGCTTATACATATTGTTTCCTTTTACAAATCTGGTAAATCATCGTAATCTAACTCTTCTGACATAACTCCCAAAACATAATTGGTACTCTCTGTTTCCTGTAAGGCCGATTGTTTCTTGCTGGTGTCTACGTGTTTCATGAACCAAGGAATAGGTGTGCTACGTGGTGCAGGTTCCAGGTACTTGACGCCAATTTCTTTGAGTGCGCCCACTGCTGTGTAGTCCACAAAGTCTTTGAGAATGTTGGCATTGAGTCCGATCACAGGACCTTTCTGGAACAGGTAGTCTGCCCAGGCCTTTTCCTCACGGATCACATCTAGGTATAGTTGGTAAACTTCGGCTTCGCATTCAGCCTTGGCAGCAGCAAAGCGAGGATCTTCTTTGACCACTTGATTGATCATCCAAGCAGTCCAGTCCTTGTGTAGGATTTCGTCTTGAAGGATCAGGCTGATGATGTTGCCATTGCCGATAAAGATACGATTTTCTACCATGGCTAAACTTGTAGCAAAGCTGACCATGAAACGGAATGCTTCTAGTGCATAACTGGCGTTGAGTGCCAGCCAAATGGCCTTGATGTGTTCTTGTTCGAGCACCATACCTGTCATTTCACTGCTTAATTCTTTATGACAATTTATTCTGTGTAGTTCGTCGTAGTATTTGCCCACACTGGATGCCATGTCCACGATCTCCTTGGTATCATGAATGGTGTTGAACACATCCTTGGGCACGTTGTAGATGTTGCGAATGATGTGACTGTATGAACGACTATGGATGTTGGTTTCGAAGAAACTCCAGTTGTACATCAAGGCTTCTAGTTCAGGAATGCCCACCACAGGAGTAAACACCTGTGCTGGTCCACGTCCTTGCAAACTGTCCAGGGCGGTTTGACGCAACAGATTTGATGTAAAGATGTGTTTCACAGTGTCGCTGGCTTCTTTGAAGTCGTTGGCATCTTTGGTGAGCGAAACTTCTTCAGGTATCCAAAAGAAGCCACGTGCTTCTTGTTCGAACTTGACCAGTTTGTTGTACTTGACTTCTTCAAAGCGTTGAATAGTTACAGGACCTGCAGGGTCCAAGAACATCTTGCGATGCAGGTAGTCTGTTTTGGTGGCTAGGTTGTATTGTGCTTGGCTCATTTTAGTTCCTTTATTTTATATGTTATTTTTCCAGTGCGGAGATCATGTTCCACTATTACTCGGCTGTTGGGTGTATTGATTACAGCAGGATTTGCTGGTAGTTTCCAATGTCCAGTGTCCAAGTAAAGACGATCGCTGCCGTGTTGCATGCCTGCTCTGGGCACAATCAACACTGGCTGTTTGGCTGTGTCAACTTGCAGTTGACGAATAGGTTGGTCCACAAAAGGTGCGTTGGCATCAAGCACATATCGCCCAGTATAGGTGTTGTTGGTAGCCCAGTCTATATAGATTGGCATGGGTGTTAGTTCTGTCACCCCCTCAGGCAGGCCCACTTTTGACTTGATGGGTTTGTTGTATTTTTTTGACAGCAACAAATTGACGTATGACACAAATCGAGAATCAATGTCCACTCCTGGAGAGAAATGATTTTCTTCATGTGCTTGAATCAAACTGCTGGCAATGTCTGAGGATATCTGCACAGCGTATATTTCTAAGAAATACTGTCCTGGCAAAAACTGCTTACCTAATTGCCTAGGCAAACTGTTGTAGAGCCCTTCGCCCCAGATGTTGTCATCCATAGTTTCAGTAAACACCACCGTTTGATCATGTTCACAGGCATGATCATAGCGTTGGTTGATCAAGGTGATGCGATCTTGCAGTTTTAGTACCCTGATTACTTCACAGCCCAGGCGATAACGATCAGGATCTGACTCGTAGGCCACGATGCTACGAGCACCATGCTTCAATGCCAGCATGCTCAGCAGGCCTGTACCAAATCCAATCTCCACACAATCATGATCATGCACCTGGGTCAAAATTTGGTCGTAGAACTGATTCCGTGACACGTCATTTAGCATGGAGAGATATACCCCATCGTGATTTTTGAAATCAACGCGATCTAAGAAGTCCATGGTTATAGTTTACAAGATTCGCAGTCTTCTGCATCATCAAAGTCGATCACTTCTAAGGGCGCATCTTCCTTGGCCGCTTTGGCACCTTGCTTGTTGATCAGGCTGTAATAGAATGTCTTGATACCCCAGTGATGTGCTTGCATTAAGTTTTTGGCAATCAACGTAGTGGGCACTTTGCGATCTGCAAAATGTGCAGGATTGTAGAATGTGTTGGTTGATATCGACTGATCAATGTATGCTGCCAACACCGCGGCTGTTTTCAAATAGCCAACACAATCCTTCTGCGCCCACATCAATTGATATCGATTTTTCAACTTGTGATATTCAGGCACAACTTGTGTTAGACTTCCTGCTTTTGATTCCTTGACTGAAATCAGGCTCATGGGCATTTCAATGCCATTGGTTGAGTTGATAACAACACTACTGGACTCCACAGGTGCCACAGCCATCAGTGTGGCATTGCGCACACCATAGGCTCGCATGTTGCCACGCAGGGTATTCCAGTCTAGTGCAGGATCAGGTGTAAAGTCTGTGAGTTCGTTAACACCTTTGGCACGTAGTTCCCAAGGGAAGATTCCTTTGCCGTAGCGTGTCTTATCACTGTCTTTACAACGGCCACGTTCCTTGGCCAGTTCCACAGTGGCTTCGGTCAAGTAGTAGGCTTGGTGTTCCATCCATGACTTGACTTCTGCAAGTGCATCTTTCTCACCATACTCCAGGCCACGCTTGGCGTGCCAGTACGCAAGATTTGTGATACCAATACCTAGTGGCTGAATCTCATCATTGCTGAGTTGACTTTGGATACTCAAGAAGTCCTGATAGTCCAAGATGTTGCAAAGGCTGCGCTGAAGTACACGACAGGCTCTGCGCATGTCTTCGGGATGGCGGAACGCACCCCAATTGATTGAGCCAAGTGTGCAAAGTGCAATACGCCCTTCTGGGTCATCCAGTCGTTTGAATGGCTTGGTAGGAAGTAGAATTTCGCAGCAGAGATTGCTTTGATAAATGGTATGATACTCAGGATCAAACGGCCCTTGGTCCATCACATTGTCAATGAACACTAGATAGATACGTCCAGTATCGGTTCGTTCCTTGAGAATACCACTTTTGAAAACTTCCTCCGCAGCCATCGTTTTCTTACGGAGGCCGGGCGCTTTTTCATATTTGATATAAAGTTCTTCAAAGCGAGCGGTGTCTTGATAAAATGCTTCATAAAGGTCAGGTACTTGATTGGGGTCAAAGAATGTGATGTTTTCTTTGTTCTTGAAACGTCTCCAGAAGAATGCTGAGAGAACCACACCATAGTCCATGTGGCGCACACGAGTTTCTTCTGTGCCTTGGTTGTTTTTAAGCACAATGAGATCATCAAACTGCAGATGCCATATGGGATAGAACACAGTGGCTGACGCATTGCGAATGCCACCTTGTGAGCAACTACGTAGGTCTCCAAACCATTTCTTCAAGAAAGGAATCATACCTGTGTGCATGATTTCGCCGCCACGAATGGGCGAACCTAGTGGACGTAGACGTCCAATCTCCAGGCCAATACCAGCACGTTTGCTGGCATACTTGGCCATCATCTCACCGCTGGCAAATATGCTATCGAGGTCATCGTCTGATCTAATAAGAACACAACTGCTAAACTGCTTAGTAGGAGTACCAAGGCCAGCCAACA